CAGCGGCAAGACTGGCGGCTACAAGGATCCCCAGGCGCGAGCCGATGAACTCTGGCCCATGATCAATCCAGGGCAGACTGAATAACGCTGATCTCCAGTAGGAGAATCATGGCAAGCACGACTGATGTCATCGAGGCCCTGAAATATACGTATGGGTCTGACCAGGTGGAGTATCTCGTCAACCAGGAGGTTGTCTGCTGGAATATGTTCCAGAAGATGGCGAAGCCGGTGGCGGGACGTGGGCAGTTCATTCTGCCCATCATGGTGAAGAACCCCGGTGCGTGGACCGGATTGGCTGAAGGCGGATCACTGCCGTCAAACCTCAATCCCGATACGACCGAGGCCACCTTCTCCCTGACCGAGTTTGCGGGTCTCTACAATATGTCTTGGAAACTGCTCCAAGATGCCCGCAATTCCAAGTTTGCCTTCCAGACCGCCCTCAAGATGATGGAAGCGGGCTTCAGACGCCGTGTTTTGAAGCTCCTCAACGCTGATCTCATCTCGGATGGCCTGGGCAAGCTGGCGGTTATGCCCGCAGCTGACAACCAGACGACCATCACCGTCGATGCGCTACCAAGCGTGGATCTCGGGATGGTGGTTGACCTGATGGATGCGAGCGACAACAACACCAAGCTGGCGGACTCTGCGACGGTGACCGCGATTGATACCGTCAATCGCACCATCACCATCAGCGGATCGGCCCCCAGCGGGACGGCGGCTGGCGATTACTTTGTCATTCAGGACACGGTTTCGTCCAGCGCCTCCTACCACACCAATGGCCTGCTCGGTATCATTGACGACGCCGATCCACCGGCTCCCAAGGGCGACTTTGGGGGTATCGACCGTGGCACGGCGGGCAATGAGTTCTGGGAGTCCGTGGTCCTCGACAATGGTGGCACGAACCGGGCGCTCACCGAAGACCTCATGATGCAGCTTGAGGACAACGTGCGCGAAAAGGGCGGAGCCTCCCTGAACACCTATCTCTCCAACCTGGCCGTGGTTCGGCGCTATCACGACCTCCTGCGCGAAGACACCTACTTCGCCATGAGTTCACCGAAAGCGTTCAATGACGGGGCTGGTATTGGACGTGATGGGGGTGCCCAGCAGAAGGGCAAGGATGGTGGCGACGGACGCACCATCTATCGCTTCTCTGGGAAGCCGTGGCATGTCGATCCGTACTTTGCCGCGAACACCATCATTGGGCTGGATACGAAGCACTTCTACATCGGTCACGGTGAGAATGCGACGCCCCGTCCAGTGTCCGAAATCTTCGATAACACGCCGTTCTTCCGGCAGACTTCGAACACCACGTTCGAGGTGGCTTGGTACTGGCAGGGTGACTTGCTCAGTGACAATCCAGCCGCAGGCGCGAAAATCGAAGACGTTGCTGAGTCGTAAACTGAGTAGGTGGGGGGAGGGGTCGTCTCCCAGCCGGCCCCTCCCCTGTCACTTCGCCAGGAGACACAATCATGGGTTTGAAAGCAATTGCACGTCTCGCACCAGTCCTGGTGCAGTACCGCACATCAGCCGGTGAAGCCGCCGATGTGCATATTTTTGTGGCGGATCGAGACTACGAAATCATGGATGTGCGTGAAACGCACAGCGTGGCAGGCGCGAGCAGCAGCACCCTGGATGTGGGTGTCTCGGCGTCTGGCACAGCTCCTGCGAGTCTCACCACCGCCCTGAGTTCGGCGTTTGCCCTCGATTCGACGGTAGACACCCCCGTCCAGGCGACGTTGACCTCGACGGTAGCGAACCGGCTCATCAATAAAGGTGAGCAGTTGTCCGTGAACATCACGGGCACCGTGACAAGTCTAGAGTGTTCAGTCAGCGTGATTCTCAGACCGGTGCGGAACAACTCTAGCTACTAAGGAGCCTTATGGAGATTGAAGTCTTTGATCCAGCGACTTACTCGCTTGAAGAGAACGTCTTCTTCTTGGAGCATCTGGGTGAGTCACCGTTGGCCGTGATGCAGAAACCGCTACCAGATGGGGTCAATCCCGCAGCGGTCGAACAGGGTCTCGGTCGGATCTACGAACTTGCCCAGCTGGAGACCCATAAGGGCACTCCATGGGTGGGTTTGGAGAAGATTTCAGATTCCATTACGCGCTATCTGACAGAGCGGACCAAATGGGCTGAAATGTCACAGCGTGGGGCTCCGGCCTTCCCGTCGATGTATGCGTGGGATGGGAAGGGCAGGCCGCATCGCGGTGGTATTGGCTCGGACTCGAATCGCGTCAGCACCTACTTTACCGAGACCGGCGAGCGTCGTCCGTTCGCTGTGCCGTTGGTGGAATCTGTGCCTGAAGCGTTTGCGGCACCGTGGGTGCAGCAGGAAGAGCCACTCCCCAGTGAATGTGAGGAAGATGCCGAGAAGGGCATCATGTCGTGTCCAATTGATGGGTTCTCCACGAATTGGAAACCCGACTCACGGCAGTCCTACAATCTGGCGCGGGCAAGGATGTCCCGGCATTGCAAGGCCAGCAAGGATCCTCGTGTGGTCGAATTTGGTCTCAAGGTCTTTGGACGGTGATTCCTCCAGCCATCGAAACAGAGCTCAAGTATTGGCATCCGAATCGGTTCGGGGTGCGTTTTGCGCCCGAACCGTTTCGGTCCGATCTGCAAGCGGTGCATCCTGACCTCGATGTCACGTGGCATCCGCTGAAGGAGCGATGGCTGGTCTGGTATAAGCGAGAACGGGTGCAGCATCATCTGTGCCCTGGCTGGCTCTTGCTTTGTGTCGTAGAAGACTCGGAGGGGAACTACGTGCCGCTTGATGCACGCACGTTTGCCGCCGTCTACGAACAAAGTGGCTTCAAATGGGGTTCGGGCAAAGCCTACTGGGCGCGCGTCGAACAGGAAGCGCAGCGGGAGAAAACTGCTGCGGATGCCGACCGGGAACAGCATTTGGAGGATGTGGGCACCGACCGCTGGGATCACACCAAGATACAGGTCAGTATGCGCGGCCCCTCTAATGGCAGTAAGTTTCTTCGACATCATGCGGGAGACTAGCTATTATGGCGACGGGTCAGACGATACTCGACCTCATGGAGGTCTTTGATCGCGGACTCCAGCTGCAATCCGGCGAAAGCGGTGTGACGGTAGGGTTACGGGCAGCGAATGCCGCCCAGGACTACCTCGAGTCACTGCTTGCACTACAGCCGAATAATTACGGCTCGGATGTCGGCACGGTCACGACCGCCGCAAGTACGGAAACGACGACCTTTCCGACAGGTCTCCTTCGCATAGATCGTCTCCAATACATCGATCCCGATACCAGTCGTCCTGCGTGGGATCTGGAATGGGTGGGGTATACGGGGGACCAGTATGGTCCGGCGCATCGCTACCCCTCTGTCCAGTTCGATGCGTCCACGACAGGGAAACCGTCGCGCTATTGGACGAACGGGAGCAACATCTACTGGGATCCGCTCCCTGATGCCACGCATACCGTGCGGTATTACGGGTTTGTCGCGGCAGACGATATTACCGCCTCTGGGACATTTGCCTATCCCGATGTCGCCATCAGCCCTGTGGCCGAGTATGCCGTGAAGATTCTGCGGATCGGGAAAGATGACGACGCCCAGCCGCTGTCAGCGGTCGGCATTGAGCTGTTTACCCCGTGTATTGAACTCCTTGGTCGCTTCAACCGTGACCGTGCGCCAGGGTATGACTACCGATACGACCACACCATTTAGGAGATAGTTATGGCGCTAGGACAGTTTCAGGCCACCGCAAGTATTAGCTCGAATACGGATACGTCAGTCATCGCCGCCCCAGGGGCAGGACAGCGGATTGTCGTGCTGTGGTGGTCCATTGATGTTTCGGCGGCTGGGGCAGGGTCGCTCTTGCGTTTGGAAGATGGCGCGGGCGGCACGTCGCTGCTGCGGAAAAGCGGAGCCACGGTGAATGACCGCACCTTCGAGTGGTATGCCATGGACGGATTAGCGATTCACGGCCTGCAACTCTCCGAGAATACAGCCCTGAATGCGGAGACCACGACCAGTTCTGGGACGGCCAGTTACGTTATCAACGTGGGCTACGAGGTTCGCTAAATGGCTGATATTCAGGTTGCCAATACCGACTCTGACTTGTCCGGCAACACGCTGGTCACTGAAGAGAACGCCTATACGATTACCGGCCTGCATACGTTTAGCCGGTCGACCAATACCCCGTTTGCGGTGGTGTCTGGTGCGGCGGTGGTCGCCAACCTCGATGCGGACAAACTGGATGGGCAGGAGGGAAGCTATTACCTCGCAGCGGCCAACTTCACGGGAACCCTCGCGGTGGCGAACGGAGGCACCGGCGCGACCAGCCTGACCGACGGGGGCGTCTTGCTGGGCAGCGGGACGGGAGCCATCACGGCCATGTCGGTCCTCACTGATGGGCAGATGATTGTCGGGGACGGGTCGGGAGATCCTGTCGCCGAAAGCGGAGCCACGCTGCGGACCAGCATTGGTGTCGGCACCGGAGATAGCCCCACGTTTACCGCTGTCACCGTGGGTCAGGTGGACATCACCGCTGAAGGCGACCTGCGCTTGCAGGATGCGTCGGGTGGGGAGTATGTCGGGTTCGATGCCCCGGCAACGGTCTCTAGTTCGTACACCCTGACGCTCCCAGCGGCGATTGGCTCGGTCAATCAGGTGCTGTCCATCAGCAACACAGATGGCACGCTGCAATGGGCTACGCCAGAGACCGGGGATATTACCTCGGTCGTGGCTGGTGCGGGGATGACCGGGGGTGGTTCCTCTGGGGATGTCACCCTCAATGTGATTGGGACGACCGACAAGATTGACGTGTCCTCTGACGCTATCACCATTGCGTCGGGCTACACGGGACAGACTTCCATCACCACCCTGGGGACGATTGCCACCGGCACCTGGGAGGGCACCGATGTTGGTGTCGCCCATGGGGGCACGGGTGCCTCGTCGCTGACGGATGGCGGGGTCTTGCTGGGGAGTGGCACCGGGGCGATCACGGCGATGTCTGTACTGACCGATGGGCAGATGATCGTAGGTGATGGGTCAGGTGACCCCGTTGCTGAAAGTGGGGCCACGCTTCGCACGAGCATCGGCGTCGGGACAACCGATTCCCCAGAGTTCGCTGACATCAATATCGGTGGGGGCACGCAAGGCAACGGCAAGCTGGTGGTGGAGTGTGATGCGGGTTCGACTGCCGCATATATTCATCAGGACACCTCAGGGGAACTCAATACCGTTCTAAAGGGTGGGAATGATGGCGCAACGGTCTGTCTCTCCATCCAGAATTCCTCTGGTACCCAGACAGCGAGCATCACCAATAACGGAACGCTGAGTAAGACCTCTGGGTCGTTCCGTATTCCGCATCCACATCCATCCAAGGCTGACACCCATGACCTCGTGCATAGCTTTGTGGAGTCGAATCGTGCAGGGTTGGTCTACGACGGTGAAGTCGATCTGGTTGCTGGTTCAGCGACTATCGACATGGACGAGTTGGTTGGGATGACCTCGGGAACGTGGGTGATTTTGACCCGTGACCCGCATGTGTTCACCAGTAACGAAACCGGGTGGAGTCCTGTGCGCGGGACCGTGAGTGGGGCGACCCTGACCATTGAGTGTCAGGACAACACCAGTACCGATACGGTGAGCTTCATGGTGGTGGCTGAACGCCAAGACGCGCACATGACGAGTGCAGAGACCGAGTGGACTGACGATGATGGTCGCCCGATCATCGAACCCCTGCAAGAGGTCGTGGAATGATTACCGTCACCTGGGCAGAAATCGGCGCACTTATCGCAGCGGCATCAGTAATTGCTGGGGCGGTGACCGCATATCTGCGTATGGCGATGGCAGATTCGATTCGAGATATTCTCGATGATCGCCTCCGTGATTACATGGGGCGCGAACTCGTGGAGACGCGCTTGCAGCATCTGGGCACGGAGATGGAGTCGGTGCGGAAAGATATCGACTCACTGACCCACATGGTGCAGCAACTCAAGCGATGACGACCACAGCGGCCTATCTGACCGCCATCGAGCAGGCACGCAAAGCCTACGAGACGATGTTGGGTCGTCCCGTGGATGATAGCGGGCTGGCTGAGTCCATTCGCCTTCAGATTGATGTGGGGTTGTCGTATGACGACCTTCTGGAGTGGCTGCGTCGCAGCGACGAGTATCAGGCCATGCAGCCGACCCCGCCGCCACCGTCAGGGAACGCGGCGCTTCCTCCACTCGAAGGGCAGCTCTACAACGACGGGATGGCCTATGCCGATGCCACGGGGCGTCGGATTCCGTTGTTCTGCCATGCCGGGGATCTGCTCTGTCTCTTCGTGGAGGGACGGCTTGAAGGCAACCAGTCGAAGGACCAGCGCGTGCATCAGGCGTTTGCTGACATGCGCGACCATGGGTATTCGGGCCTGCGGTCCTGGTGGAGCATCTGCTGGCACCAAGCCCATCCCTACTGGGAGGGCCGTCGCCTGAACCCCTCGAATCAGGAGCATCGTCGCCTGATCGAAGAATGCTTCCGCATTGGGAGTGAGGACTACAGGCTTCAGTGGCATATCGCGTTGGGATCTGCTGAGCGCGTGCCCCCGCATGAGATGGACGAAGCCTGGGACTGGATGGGTGATGTCGTCCATCGGCATCCAACGTGGTTTGCCCTGGTCGAAGGCTTGAACGAGGCGTATTACACCGGGGAGTCGAACCCTGATGTCGTGGAACGCTGGGTCAATCGGTCGCGGACCAAGAATCCTGATGTGCTACACGCTTTGAGCGCCGCCGCCGGGGCAAACGGGTCAGAAGAACACGATGAACTGGTGAAATGGACCCCCGAATGGCAGCAGATGTATCTCGTCCATGCCTATCGTGGGGGCAATTGGGGCGACCAGACCCGGCATGTCTTCTCCAGTGGGTATGAAGGCCCTCCACGCCGCTGCGGATGGTCCGGCGAGCCGCCTGGCGTGCAGTGTGGCCCCTACCAGCGAGTCAGCGCGTTGGATCACCCTGAGCAGTGGACCGAGCGTCCGTGGCGCTATGCCTTCTATCTGGCCCAGACGGCCATGTGCCGGCAGGTGCCGACGTTCTTTTCTAGTCACGGGGTCTGTCTGGAAGGGCGTCTGATTGATGCCCCGGCATTTACCATCGCGCCACGCCTCATCCATGATTTGCCGCCAGACATCATGGCATATGACGAATTGTTCCACGGCGGAGCCACGCATCGGGCCAAGCGCATTATTCAAGCGCCTGAGCATTGCCGTGCGGACCATGCGCTGAAGATCTCTGGTGCCTGCGTCATCACGGTGTATCCCGAAGACCCGGAGATCCGCGATATCGACATCATCTTTGAACGTGCCTGGAAGGGACGGATTCATGATGAGTTCGGATATACGGACGCAGTCATTGACCGGGGCCAAGTCATCCGTCGTGATGTCTCAAGCGGGCTGCTCTTTGTCGGTGAGGTGCTGTAATGGCCTATCCCATTCAAACGCAGGTCTTCACCGTCTTCATGGGCACCCAGGAGGGGATTCACTCCGTGGCCCTTCCGGCGATCTATTCCTCCTCGGGATCCAGGAATCTGTGGATTGACAAGCTTGGACGCGCCAAGAAAATCCTGGGCTACGCCAAGCAGAACTCGTCAGCCGTCACCACGAATACGGGTGGTAGTGCCACGATGCTCCGGGCGCTGCGTGCCTACCGGCAGACGGGTGCGAGCTTTACCCGGCAGCTACTAGGGGTCTTTGACGACGGCACTGATGAGTGCGAGCTGTGGTACAGCACCAATGATGGCGTCGCCTGGACGTTCATTGCTGATTTTGGAAGCAGTTCGGTCGGGGCTATTTCTGACTTTGCCCAGTTCGATAACACGTTGTTCTTCGCCAACGGCGTAGTTGCTCCGCGTGCCTGGAATGGGTCCAGCCTCTCAACTGCTGGCCCGTCATCTAAGTCACCGACTCCCACGGCAGCGGTCAACACCGCAAGCGGACAGCTTAACGGGTCGTATACCTGGAAGCTCATCTCGGTCGACGGTTCCGAGACGCGCACAGCTGGGTCCACGACGAGCAATGTCATTCAACTGCAAGATGAGCAGGCGAATCTGTCATGGACGGCAGATAGCGATACGGATATCACGGGATACGAACTCTACCGGACGACCGGCACCGGCACGAACTTCTACTTCGTGACGTTCATTGATGGGCGCACTACGGCGAGCTATACCGATAATGCGGCTGACTTGGACATCCTCGGGAACCGCCTTCTGGAGGAGCATGGTGATGCCCCGCCGACAGGATCCTATCTCTGCGAACCACACAAGCAACGCCTCTGGTGGGGACGCACCGACACCAATCCCCGACGAATCTTTTGGTCTGATCCAGGCCAGCCCGATCAAGTGGGGATCAATAACTACCTCGATTTTACCGATCAGAGTTCAGTGGGGGATGTCCTCACCGGTCTGGTTGGGGATTTCGAGGGCATGCTCGTCGCTTTCCAAGAGCGATCGATCTGGACCCTCTCAGGATCAGGACAAATAGTCTCGGACATCATGGGGTGGACGCGCACCCGGTCAAATGCCGTGACCGGGGCGGTCTCCAACCAGTCGATTGTGCCCGTGCCAGCAGGCGCTGTCTTCACTGACGCCTCCGGCGACACGCAGACAACGAGCCGGGTGATGCTGTCGTACTTCACGCCGCTGGGGGACATCCGTCTCTTTGATGGGCAGAACGACATCATCATCTCGACCCCGGTGAAGGAGACGCTCAAGACCTTTCTCTATGCCCAGCGAACCAAGATTCATGCGGTGCATGACATCGAAAACGGGCATGTGGTCTGGTTTTGGCCTGGACCCGTAACTGGAGACGATAACCCCGAATGTACGCAGGCGGTCTGCTGGAACTACCGATGGGGCGTCTGGTATGTCTGGCCGACGATGCCCATGGCGTCATCGACAACAGTTGATACCTCGAGTGATACCCAGGTGATTTTGACCGGGGAAGCGCAGACCACCAAGGGCGGCTACTGCTACAAGTTCTTCAGTGGAGATAGTTTCGACGGGTCAAATATCCCGGCACGGTGGATTACCAAGGTGTTGTATGGCTCCGATGGGGAGACCAACCTCATGGCGTTCCTGAAGCGATGGCGCTGGTTGGACATCATTGCGGAAGCCGACACGGACGTGACCCTGACCGTGGAATGGATGAGTGGCAATTCCTCGGATGATGCTGTCAGTGATGGGGCGGCGGGGCGGTCGCTGGCCCCGGTGGGACTACAGCTGATTACTGATGATGGCAACGGGATTGAAACAGCCAGCAATAGCGACATTGTGGTGCCCTACGATTCCGTCCAGAAGATCATCAACCTCGAAGGCAGTAACGGCAACTACACCGAAGATGTGGGCTTCCGGGTTCGGATCAGCGACGACGCAGCCAATGGCAGTTGGAGCTTGGAAGGCATGACCATCGGCTATCAGGTCTTACCAGGAGCGAGGCGGAGGTTGCAATCGTAATGAATCCTGACGATTTTGGTTCACGAGTTCGGGCATACTGCCAGGCCACCAACGCCAGCGTTACGAGCTGGGGGCGCACAACGAAGCGCAACACGATGGTCGGGGGACACCCCCACTCGAAGCATTTGGTGTGGCTCGGGGCCGATTGTGTCCCAGATGAGCCGGTGCCTGTGGCGATTGCCCGCAAACGTGCCGCCGCGTTGGGCTTAAAGCTGGTGCGTGAGAAGAGCCACGACCATTTACAGCCCCTGTAGAGACCATGGCCCGCAGCAATATCCCCCTGGACTTCCCCACGCCTGACTTTGGACGGGTGCGTGAGGAGACCGGGGTCTTCACCGAAGAGGCCATTCGGTCGTTATACCTGCTGTCGGTGGATAGTCGTCGCCGGATTCTGGGCATTGAGCAGATGTTTGGCTGGCAGGACGTGCCGTTCGCGGCGGGGAACTTCACTGCGAACAGTGGCACCTGGACCGTTGCCAGTGCGGACCAGCAGCTGTATCGCTACACCAAGATCGGGCGCGTGCTGAGTATTAACTTCTTTCTCGAGGATACGACCACCAGCTCAGGCATGGGCACGCAGCTGCGGATCAAGATGCCCCTGGGCATGAAGGCCAGCGCCACGACCTACATGGGGCCGCTGATTATCCGGGGGAGCGTGAATACCGAGGGCTATGTGACCACAGAGGGGACAGACACGCTGTACTGTTACCGCACCGACCATGCGGCGTGGCCGTCGAGTATCACCAACAATGTCGACATTCGTGGAACAATAACGTGTCAGGTGTCGCAATGAGACGTACCCCTGTTACGCTACGATCTCCGTCGAATGACGACCATGAGCATTTCCGGGCGTGGTATGAGCGTGATCGAGCGGGTCTAGAACAGCTTTTTGGCATGGAACTGCCCACGGAAGATGACTACATTGTCCAACTCAACAAGATTTTGGGGCAAATGCAGCAATTCACGGCTCGGATGCTTATCGTGGAGATGCGAGACGACCCGATTGGCATCGTGCTGGTAAATGATCTTGGTCCTGATCTTGAATATGGCCGCGTGCATATCTATCTTATGCCGGAAAAGCGTCGATATGCCCTCCGAACGAGCCGAGTAGGTATCGCTGAGGCAAAAAAGATGGGCATCAAGCGCCTTGTCCAAACAGTGCGCGATGATAACGCCTCGGTTATCAAACTGAGCGAGAAAGTAGGTTTTGTGCCGTCTCACCTCGTGACGTACATCAAGGAGTTGCAGTAATGGATCCACTAACCATGTCATGGGTGATGCCACTCATTGGCTCGGGCATTAGCGGGTTAGGCTCCGCGCTTGGAGGAGGCGCTACTGGTCAACTCGGTAGTTTTGGCTACGGGGACTCGCCGCCCACGCGCATGTCGGTCGACCGGACGCTTTTCGGGCGCGCGTTGGCTCCAATAGAGTCAGTAATGTCTGCGCTGGCGGGACGAGCAACGCAGCCCTTTACGATGCCTGGAGCATTTGTGCAGCAACCAGGAATCTACGGTGGTGCTGGAGTTCCGTTTAATGTTGCCGTCACTGCGATTGACCCAGGCATACAGCGTCCGGGCCTACTAGGTACTCCAGGGTTTAATCTTGGAGAGACTGGCGCATTTGGTGGACCCTTCGACCCTGATCGATATCGAGAGCAACCCGTCACTCGAAGAGGATTGTCACAGTCGTCGATGCCTCAGCTGGGGACAATTCCCCAAGCGCCAGCGGCCTCTGTTGGCGTCGCGGGGAGCTTGCCCCAACTGCAAGGGATCTTTGAGATGCTTGGCGTCCATCATGACCCATTGGGAAATCTGTTTATGGGCGGTACGGCACTCCATACAGGAGCCAACCAGCCGGGGCCACCCTCCCCGACAGATGTTGATTATCAGGGGAATCCCATTGGTGATCCTGGTTATATGCCGCCGGGAACACACCGTGGTCCGACAGGTGCCGTGACGCCGGATAATACGGGTGGCTATGGCGCGGATCCAATGGAAAGCGGGGGTTTTGGCTCGCAAAATATTAACAACCTCATCGCCCAGTACACAGGGAGTCCACATCAACTTGGCGGGTGGCTTTCTGCGAGGGGAGTAGACGATGAGACACTTGATTATTATGGCTATAACCCTCACGCTGGTTCTTGGGGCGGAGACCTCAACGCGCAAAGAGAGTGGTGTACGAGAACCGGCAAGTGGGACAGCCCTACTTGCGACCCCAACAATGCGTAAGACGACTTGCTGATGACTAGAGGTATACCTGATGGTCTGGGATCCTAATCAAGATAGCAATGTTAAGCGGAGGCCGGGGTGGTCTATCCCAGGCGACCCAGAAGGCCAGATGGTTGGATTTGAAAACTATCCTGACTGGGAGGATTGGGCGCAGCAATGGCCCG